TTTATTAAACTTAGAAACCATTTCAGTTACAGACTCAGAATTTTTTAAGATAGGATGTTCTGCTGCGTAGTGTAAAACTAATCTAGGTTCTTGTTGTGAATAGTCAAAGCAACCCCAATCACAGTTTTGTTCAGGTATAAATAGTCCACGAATTGCAGGACCTAATAAATTGTTTCTTGCAGGTATTTGTTGTAAGTTTGGATTAGAATATGAGAAACGTCCGGTTACAGTACCACCTGCATCTGATCTTAATTGATTTATGTCAGCATGAATACGTCCATTGTGTTCATGTTTTAGTATTGTATCTATAAAAGTTGTATGCGCTTTGTTTAATTCTCTAGCTTCTGCAATGTTTTTTACCACTGGATTTTCGTGGTTTTCTAGTGTAGCTTTTGTAAATGATGGCGCGTTACTTTTCGCAGTTCTGGAATAAGGTAGTTCAAGGTTGTCAAATACTTTGGCGATCGATCTTGCTGCCCATATTTGTACTTCTACTCCTGTTACTTGTTTCACTTTTGCAAGGCATTGTGCTTCTCTTTTCTCTAATACATGTTTTAGTCGATGCGCTTTATCAACGTCTACTCGAACGCCCTTAAATTTCATATCTACTAACATAGGAAATAAACTTGTTTCCAAGTTAAATATTCTTTGTAAATTCTGTTGTTTTATTTGTCCTGAAAATTTTTTAAATAATTGTAAAGTTAGTTCAGCATCTGCTTCAGCGTATGCTCCTACCATTGATGCAGGAAGTTTATACATTTCAGATTTTGCATCTATACCTTTTTTATCTGCTGCATCTTGTAAAGCTTTTTCATTCTTAACTTTACCCAACTCTATAAAAGATAATGAATTCAATGAGTAATACAATCTGTTTTCATCTAATACAGCTGCCATCATCATTGTATCTACAATAATTCCGTTTATCTTTACGCCGTACGCTCTCAACCAACATACGTCATACATTGCATTATGAAATATTTTAGTACAAGGTAATGCACAAATACTTTTAACCCATTTCATTACAGATTCTTTATTAAAATAATTCTCTTGATCATGCCCAAAAGAATAATATCCAGACCAACCATCTACTGCAACAGCGACACCAATAATTTCTCCATCACCTCTTACAGAGCCTGAACCCATTTTCTTTAGGTTTGGATCTCTTGTCTCTAAGTCAATTGCTATGTATTTATAACTACTTAAATCTTTAAATTCGCTTGGTGATACCCACATCTCTTCGTTAAATAAATTCTCCATAATCCCTTTCTAGAATCATTTCTAAATAATGTATAGCCTTCTTAATATCGTAGTGTCTACCTTTCTTAGAATGTCTGCAAATATATTTTATAGCATTTCCCTCAGCAAATAAAAGTTTATTTTGATTTACAAACTCTGCAGGCTGAATCTTAAAATCTTGATAGTGATTCCCCTGGACTTGTTTATCTAATGATTTATATGACATACCCTGTACCCTCCTCTGATTGTAGTAAATAAAGTTTTTGTTTAGCTCTGGTAACTCCAACAAAAAATAATCTGTGTTCATTGTCTGGTGATTTTTCAAACTCACCTTCAATAAAATTACTTTGATATTCATCTGCACCAAAGTCTGTAAATAAAACTACGTTTTCACATTCTTTTCCTTTTGATCCGTGTAAAGTCATTATCTTTATGTCAGCTTCTTTCATGAGATCATAATTATTTTGTATTAAATGTTTCATAAAAATTTTTGTATCTTCATCAAAGTCAAGATGTTCCCAACTACCTTCAACAAGTAAACCATGATCTTTTTTTAGTTCTTCTAACGTCACAGAAAAAACAGAGTCTAGAGTTTTACCACTAGCAAAACCCCTTTGTAGATGACCTAGTTTTACTTTTAAAAAAGAGTACATTATTTTTACATCTTTTGAATCAATACTTGCACCATTGTTTAATCTTTTCCAAGTAGTAAATGCTAACATAGAATTTTTATCTAAGTATTTATCACCTGTAAATTCATATCTTAAACCTTTCATATACAAATGATCTCTTGCTTTTTCACAAAGCTTATTGGTTCTACCAAGTATCATCCACTTACCTTTTGAAAAGTCTATGTTCTCTAGTGATGTTTCATAATTAACTTCACCTTCCTCGTCTCTCGCTTCCCAATTCTTTGTCCTACGTTCGTTGAGTCTATCTAATATATTTAAAGCTACTCGATGCACGCTTCTCGGTACTCGTCTCGACTTTACTTGTTCGTCGATAGTTCCTTCTAAGTTTATAAATGTAGATGCATCTGCGCCTTGAAAACCATAAATAGTTTGATCGTCATCACCGGCAATATATGATCTTGCACTTAGTTTTTCTAATTCAAAAAACATATCCCATTGCAACGCGTTTAGGTCTTGAGCTTCATCTAAAAATATAACATCATAAAAACTATCTTTAGTTTTTATTTTATCCGTAAACAAACTGATCATGTCATAAAATTCTATGACTCCTGTATCTTTTTTATATTGCGTTAGTGCATCATCTATTTTTTCTGCGATGTGTATATCTGCCCAACCTGCCATACCTTTTTGTATTGCAGCTTCATTCAAAGATATTTTTTTATTTTTTGCATAGTCTCTTGTAGTTAGTATAGGGTCTTTAAATCTAGTTTTACCAGTGATTGAATCAATACTCATATCAGTATTTAATCTAGCTGCCATTGGTTCATAGAGTTTAAATTGATTCCATTGACTATTACCCCTTAATAATTTTGCACTTACATCTATATTTAATTCTCTTACTCCTAATGCATGCATAGTCCCTATGTATCCAAGTTTTTCTTTAGGAAATAATTCTTCAAATCTTTCAGTTGCTTCTTCTGCAGCTGCTTTACTAAAAGTAATGTAACAAATTTTTTTAGGATTAGTTTTATTTTCTTTTATTTCTTTGGCCATATAGTGATTTAATAATCTATATGTTTTACCGGTCCCTGGTGGTCCAGGTATTACTGTTCTATTTTTCTTTTCCATGATGGTTCCTGACTTTCATATTTTGCTTTCTCTGGTTCAACAGATACAATCTTTAACATCTTAAAGCAACGCACTGTTTTACCGTTTATTTTTGGATAATCCTCTTCAATCTTTAATTGAGTCTGTAGTTTTTGTACTACTACATGTTTTGGATATCTTTTATCTGGCCATTTATTTTTTATTAAATGTTTCCAAAAATCTTTCATTTTAAAATAACTATAGTTATCATCACTGTACGCAACACCTCTTTGAATGTCATTTATATCTTTACCTTTAACTTTATTTACAAAGTCTTCCATGTATTCTTTCAACTGATTATCTATTTTTAAATCTTCAGTAGCTTTAAGATCTGTTTCTTGTTTTTCCTGTAAGAGTTTTATTAACATCTTACGCCATATAATTTTAGACATAGGCATTTGTGGTCTATTAATTTGTTCTAAGCATGCCATTGAAAATTTATCTGGCTCATGAAGAACTGCAGTTTCAACCATCACTGTTTGTCCATCAATATCACAAAAGAATAATGGTGGGTCTGAGTTATATTTCCTGATTGCAGATATAGTTTGTACTGGTGCATCGTCATCACCTACACCATATTTTTTTGTTACACACAGTTTAGAATTACAAAAAGATACTAAAGGTTCATCCTTACATTTATAAAAATAATCTTTGTTATCTAATGACTCTTGAGTCTTAACAAGTTCTGATGCATTTATAGGTGGTTTAAAATATTTTAAATTGTAATGATTCATTTTCTTTTTCCAAAGATCGTCTTCAGAAAATCTTTTCTTTACGTACACTCCTACGTTATACATAGTTTCATTTCTCATTCCCTCACCAACACCTTCAGATAAAAGCGTAACCAAGCATGGAGGCATTTCAAGAAAGTCATCTTCTTCTGTTTCTTTTAATTTTAAATTATTAAACTGATCTACACTTAAAACATTTTTTTTATAGTGTTCAAAAAACTTTTCGATATCTAATATTGGTTCACCATCATTATTGAAAGCATATCTAACTGTATTTTCTAAATTGTGATAAGGTAAGTTTAAAAAACTACCTACATCACCACGATCAATATTTATCTTTTCTTGTTTTGGAAATATCTCTGCTCTTGCATGACCAATGGCTGAAGCATATGTTTTTAACTTATCTCTCATCATAACTGCAGGGACAGGTTCTTTTGTAAATAAAAATAAATGTGCACCACCAGATTTTGATCTAAATACTGTTAGTGGTATTTTTTTCTTTTTTAAATCATTTACTATTTCTTTGTGATCTAAAGGATACACATCCCAATCAATGCATCCCCATATACAAGTATTGTCTCTTCTTATTGGAATTATACCTAATGCAGGTTCTGTACCTTTTAAATGATCTTCCCACAGTTTATCTGTAGGCGGTTCTGTAATTGTTTTAGACCTAGTAATACTTTTACCTTTTGCAGATACCTCACCTGTCTTACGAGTTTCACCACGAGCTATGTCTAAACCTTCAAATATACTTTTAAATTTTTTTAATATGTCTGTCATGTCCTGTCCTGTCTGTCATTGTATGGGCGCTTTGAGTCTCCCCTAAGCGCCCACTATTCACACTATTTGCCGGCGAATGAGTTGTGAAACTTTTTCGCTCTTTCGTAGAGTGATGCGTTATCAATAACAACTCCTTTTACAACATTAAAGCCATACCATTGATTACCTTTTCCACTGTTAAGTACAGAAGACAGGACATATTTATGACTGTAAGTAGCAGGAGTGAAAGGACCATTTTTGCCTTCAAGTGTAATTGAAGCCATCATTGAATTCCATTTTCTACTCACTTTACCTTGAGAAGAACTCATAGAGATTAATGCAGGTTCTGTATTTTCACCATCAACAATTAAAACAAAATGTTGACCAACTGTTAGAATGTAATTACCGTTTTCAAGACGATCTTTACCTCCAGTATCTTTAGTTGTTTTAGATAAAATATCAGAATCGTGACCAAAAATATTTTCTGGTCTTCCTGAACCTGTACCAAAGTCTGCCCATTCTTGAAACTCAAGTTTGTAATAGCAAGGTACAACCTCTATTCCTTCAGCACCATTGTAACATTTTTTAGTTACGGTGTTTAGGAACATCCCTGGTTCAGCGCCTTCAACGTAATTTTGATTACGCTTCTGAGCTTCTCCAGATCCGTTTTGTAAAAGTTTTAGAATTGGTAAAGCCAGATTTTCTGTTCTTACGTTTTCCAAACCTTTAGCTGCATCTGATTCAAATAAAATATCTGAAGGCAGATTTTCTTTTTTTATAGTTACTTGTTTCTCGTTACTCGTTTCCATGTTATCTCCTTTTGATTTTTGTACTGTTACCCGCGTAGATTTTAAAAATGTCAGAAGGCATCTCAAGATTATTCTCAAGACGCTCTCTGACTAGCGCTTTAAGAGTTACAGCATGAACCGTTTCGCGCTGAATTGGTTCAAAGCCATTACTCTTTGCAAGGTCTGCATATTGCAGTGCCTTGTTATCTTCGTCCCGACCAAAGGTAACGGTAATATCATTTTTAATAATATCACCTAGGCCGTTATCTCGAAGCCATGTAA